CCATTTGAAGGGCGGCTGTGCCATTACCCAGAAGTACATAATTTGATGTGAGAGAGGTAGCGCCTGTACCCCCATTGGCTACAGGAAGAGTACCTGTTACCTGAGTAGTTAAATCAACCCCAGATAAAGCACCTCCTAAAGTCACCGTGCCAGTGGTAGTAATTGGCCCACCTGTTAAGGTAATGCCATTAACCGTTCCGCTCGTTGCTACGGAAGTTACCGTTCCCGATCCCGTTTCTGTGGGGTTGGCATCTGCCACAGCAGCGCCAGCACCAGCACCGTCAGTATAGATATACTTTTTAGCGCCACTTGCCACATTAACCGTAGCACCAGACCCTTGCTTGATCGTAATGATCTGACTGCCTGTAGTAGCGTTTTCTATTATCCAAACTTTGGATATGGTATCAGGGCCAAGTGTCACTACTCTGGTAGTGGTTAAAGTGACCGCCGAAGTAATCTTTAAATACAATGCGCGAGTGCCATCAGCAGTGGCATTGGGCATCGTAAATGTTTCGTTTGCGTCTGATGACATTTGCTTTGTGCCATAGCCAAACGCATCGCTAATAAGGGTAAGATTGGTGTTGGTAGAGGTTCCCCATGTACCACTTTCATCACCTGTTGCGATCTCTTTTAATCGCAAATCATTTACATAAGTTGCCATTTCTTTACCTCAATTAATTAAGGGATAGCTGTCCACCCCGGTGTCTGTGATGGGTTAAGGTTTATCCAGTTAGGATTTTGTGAAGGATTAATATCTTCCCAAACCAAGACTCTTCCTACTTGACCAGTGGCACTTAGACCAACCGCATCAATAATTACATTTGTAAATACAGTAACCGAGCCAAGAGAAGTTGTCGCGGAAAGCCCAGTGACAGGGACTTCAAGAACCAGCTCAACCGTAACACCAGATAAACCGCTAACTGCCTCCAAACTCCCAGCAGAAACATTTGCTTTTCCGGTAACAGACGTTGGCCCTGACAAGCCAGTAGTAGCAGCAAGACCTGTAGGATAAACCCCAGTTTGCCAAACTGGAGCTGCTATACCAACTTCACCTGTAGCGGCTAAGCCAGTAACCGTAACCACATCGTTGTGATGTACTGTAACCGACCCCACAGCAGTGGTAGCTTCAAGACTGCTTGGAAAGACTTCGCCTTTGCCCTGAACATTGGCTGTTCCGATTACACCAGTAGCTTCAACACCAGTTACATTAACTGTGGCTCCAGCAATGATCCCTGCCGATACAGTTCCTACTTGTCCAGTAGCGGCAAGAGAGTAATCTGTTTGCCCCCACGCGCCTTCACCGAAACCCTCTAAGCGACCCCAGCCGCTAAGATAAAGGATTTGATTGGTGTCTTCGCCCCAGCTTCCGTCACCCCAAGCCGCTCGACTCCAACCCACAGAAGACATCTAGTAGTCTCCTGTAATTAAGCGATGCGGATTATGGCATTAGTCGAATCAGCGGTAGGCATTACAATTTTAAACTCTCCAGCAGTAGAGGTTTTATCACCTCCAAAATCCAGAATTACTACACTTGGATCGCCAGAAGCAGAATCATTAAAAATCATTGCGCCTCTGGCGGTAATGGTTGCTGTACTCCATGTAGAGTCAGCAAAATCAGTAAAAGCGGTAGTACCACCTGTTGTGGGCGTTACGTTAACTAACGCATTTCCTTTAGCTGTATAGCCGCTACCTGTCACCTCATTGGTAGCCGTATAAGCTGTAGTTGATGCGGTAAAGGAAGCGCTGTTGGTATACAGCGCTATATTAAACGTATTGCCCGTAGAATTTGTAAAGTTGTGTGTGCCTGTCAAAAGCTCTTGTTTAAAACTGGTACACATATAATTGCCAGAAAAAGCCATTAAAGTCTCCTTATCTTTTCTGCCAAAGAACTTTCTCCGGCATCTAATAATAGATTGTAAATAGTAGTTCTTTCGCTAGAAGCGCCCTGCTTAATGTAATGAAGTACAACGTGTTCTATGTGAGCTTTAAAAGCTTCGGCCTGTTGCCTGATTATCGGATCAGCGTGTAACGAAACCGAAATAATTTTATTGGCACACGATGCTGCTAACTCGTCAGGAGTAAAGCCTCGATGACTGGTGGTTTCTACGCCAACCGTACCTACCGCAGTTTCAATATCTACGGTAAACATTAAATCCTTACGCTCCTGACTGCTCCAGAGCGGAAGTTATCTGTAGTGTCATAGCCTTCACCCAGAGACTTGAGTCGTGAAACCGCATCTTCATACTTTGCGTTATACCAATCCATCTGCGCTGCATCACCTTTAAGGAAGGTATAACCTTCAACCAGACACGCATTAAGCAGCGCATTTTCTGCATTAGACCCTAGCCAACTGGTTCCGCTGGAAGCGGTAGTAATGGACTCTGGCTCATACATAAAATGAAGCTCTACAGCATAGTTCTGGTCAGGGGTAGGCCCAATAATAAAACGGGTATCGTCAAAGATACTGTAATACTTGGGCACACCTTCTGTGGCTTCTACCGGATACGCTTCGCGGATAAAGTTAACATCCTTAAATACCAAGTAATCATAACCGCTATTATCAATAGCCAAAGAATAGGAGGCTAAAAAACCTGTCGGCATTGTTAAGTACGCATTGCCTTGGCTTAAAGTACCCGTTTCATTTTTACGCAAATCGGGAATCTGACAGGTTCTTAGAATCCTTTGCTCAGCCTGAGTAATAATCGTAGGCAAGTTAGTAACAAAGGTAGTCTCTGTGGTTTCCAGATAATCCTGTATCGCAGTTTTTAAGGTAGTAAAAGTGAAGGCCATTATGTAATTTCCACCGTAACTCGTCCCACATGTCCTGACATGTCAAGACCAACAGTTCTGCTTCCCATTTCAGTGTTACCACCGCCCACTGGATTCCATGCATAAAGCTCTCTACTTTGATGGTATCCGCCATCAGGTCGCGGGTCTCTCAAAGCTTGCGGATCAGACATATTAATCATGCCTAGTTTCCACTGAGGATTGTCTACATCTAGCACATCTTTACCGACCAGCATCCCGTTAGGTCTGCCTGCTTCGATTTGAGGAACCAAGTCTCTTAACTTGTACCGGAAACCAGTACGGTCACAGAAACCAAAGGCGTGTTTACCGCTTGCGTAGCTGCTCATAAGTATTGATACCCGCCGGGAACAACATACAAAGCAGCTTTTTCACGGTCTGAATCAGCCGCCATTGTCCACTGCTCTTCATAGTTTTCTTTTAAAAACTGAAGCTTAGGAGCGGCTTCGGCTCTTTTATTGGCAATCATGTAGGCCAGTCCCGCTGTCAGGCATGGCAAAAATCTAGCAGGCACATCCATATCCAAAGAAGCTGGAGAGCCGCTATCTTCTACACGCTCCATGTAATAGTAACCAAATGTCCATGTCTGGGAAGCGTCAGGAACAGGCCAGACGTTAACTGTGATACCTGTAGGCGCTCGTTCTATCCAGTATTGAATAGGTCTGCCTTGCAGTAATTTGTTAGTCTGGTGAGAATACTGAGCAATAGAAATACGTTGCATCGTAAGGTCTGACTGCCTGCTAACATCGCCAGCGTTAGTACGCATAAAGGCTTCTACTACATCAAGTATCTTCCCGTTTAATGTATATGAGCCAGTGCCAGCGACCAGTGTTTCTGTTGTTCCTTTTACAGTCCAGAGGTTTAAGCCTCTGTTCTGCCAGTCAAGCATAAGAAGGTTTAAGCTGCGTCTTGCAGTCCTGTAATCAAAACCAGAACGTAACTCTATCCCGCAGCGCTCATAGGCTTCTTCAATAATATCGCCTAAATCAAGATTGAATGTAAACGTGCCGCTGGTTGCCATTAGACAATTCTGCCTCTTGTGTGTCCTTGCACAGCCCTGCCATCACCTAGCCTGCCGCCTGAGAACATTTTTTTGTTAATCCCAGCTTCGCTTAACGCGATTGCCATTGCTTGGTTTTTGTTAGTTACCTTTTTGCCAGAGCTAGACTTTAGCTTACCGTCTTTAAATTCGCCCATAACATAATTAACTTTTTCTTGGCCTTTCATAGCTATCGGTTCCTTGCGCGTCTAACACCCTGAAT